CTCTAATATGCCTTGCAGCGACGGGGCTGTCAATATTTCCAAACTCAAATACTGTCTGTAAATATGCAGATCATGTTGTCGAGCAGTCGGAAAAAAACAAAGTAGATCCAACCCTGCTTGTAGCCTTGATCGCCGTAGAGAGCAACTGGAAGCCCCATGTTGTTAGTTATGCCGGTGCTTGTGGACTAACTCAGGTAATGCCACAGTACACAAAGAAATACAGCAATAGAGACAGGAAGCTAACTTGTGATGAGCTAAAAGATCCAGTAACCAGCATACGAGTTGGGTCCGAAATGCTGAACTATTGGTTGTATTCCTATGGTAAAGGTCGATATAATGTTGGGTTATGTGGCTACAATGCTGGCTTTAGATGCAAAGGGGATAACCCTAACCCATCCGGAATGAGATACGCCAAAAAAGTCTTGAAGTACAAGAGAATATTAGACCGCAAAATAAAGAGAGTAAAAGATGAAGACGATAAACATGCAAAGAATTGTAATAGGCTCTTCTTTAGAGTCGGTTCTTTTTGCTTCTAAAAACGATTGCTCTCTGATTCTCAATAAGGTCTCACTTCCTGAAATATTTGAACAAAAGGAAACAAAAGATTGGAACCATTTAGTTTTTCTGCTTTCAATGGCTGGAAAGATCCCATTTTCAGATAAGGTCACTTCAATTAGGATACTAGAAGATGAAAAAAAGCTAAAAGTCTACACAAAAAGAGAAAGAATGGTAGAAGTTGAGTGTGAGAAAGTTTTTGTTTTTGACGATGAGAACGTTGAAGGTTTACCATTACCAAAATTGACTGAAAAAAATCCAAAAAAAATGATTTTAGATTGGATAAATGTTCGTGCTGGTATGACCCATGAATACCACACGATTGAAACCGGAGATGATTTTGTTAATGAGATAGTTTTTTATAAATCGCCTCGGATCGATGGAGATCATGATTATAAAGACTTAGTTGCAATATCGTATCTTACAGATGAACAAATAAAAGATCACTCATACTCTACTCTTATGACACTGTATAAAACAAAGGACATAATGAAACAATATGGAATCAAAGGTCCAAGAAATGGCAGAGACGTTAGCGACCCGGAAAAATATAAATACTACAGCATAAAGCTGGAGTCTGACAGAAGGCAAATAAAAAAGATTCACATGGACGCATACAAAGACACTGATTTTTTATCCTTCCAGAATCAAGATTTGCAAGTTAGCATCAATAAATATATCCACAAGCTCCATAATTATATTGGAGGTGGTGCATGATGGTATCATCTTCAAGGAGGGGCAGAACCGTGTCTAGCGCAGGATCAATAGGTTCTGGTGGTAGCGGTGGAGCATCCGCAGCACCAGTGTCTACTCAACGAGTTACTCCGTCTAGCGGAGGAGCAGCAGTAGGTAGTGAAAATAACAAGGGAGTTGAGATGGGAGGCTCACCAGAAGGTGGCGGAGACTCTAACTCAATCAACATCAACATAACAAACGAAGTTAGTTCATTTCAGAATATGAGTTCAGAACAAAGCCTTCAAATAGGTGGCGGATCTGAAATGGGTCAGATGGGTCAGGGAAATGAAATGGACCTTGAAAAGATTATGAAGATGTTGATTATGATGATCATCTTGAAAATGCTTGAAAAAATGATGGAACAAATGGGAGGCGGCGCAGAAGGCGGCGCATCTATGATGGGAGGTGGGCAATAAGATCCCCATTCCATTTAGCAGGAATTGTTCCAGTAGCAGGAAAAAAGCTTGACTTTAATTTTCCATGGCACGACTGTTTGCAACCAATAGGCGCAAACTACCTAGCAGTAGAAAGAGCGGTGCTGGAGTGTGCTTGGGCTGGATGCGAAACTATTTGGCTTGTTTGCAATGACGACATGCAACCTTTGATTAGAAGCAGGCTAGGAGAATATATAATTGACCCTGTTTCTTTGGGAAGGCTAAACAAATATCCATCCGAATCAAGAAGAAAAATACCCATATACTATGTTCCTATACATCCAAAAGATCTTGGAAAAAGAGATTGTCTAGCTTTTAGTGTGCTTTATGGTGCGCTAACCTCATACCACGTCAGCAATAAAATAAGCAAATGGGTTGTACCTTCTAGATATTATACGGCTTTTCCATATGGCGTATATGACCCCTCTATGCTCAGAGAGCACAGACCGGACATTTCAAGCGATAAGTCATTCTTTTTATCTAACGACGGAAAGACTGTGGCAGACGGTGAATATTTGGGTTTCACTTTTGACAGTGAAGAATATAAAGAATACAAACGAGTCATAACAGAGCAGGGTACAGGATATAGACCGGCTGGTGCCAAGTTTGGAGATGAAGCCATGCTACCTTTTGAAAAAAGATGGAGCGCCGTTCACTTTAATCTTGACACAGTTTTTGGATCTGCTAAAATGGCTGAAGCAAAAGTAGTTGAACTACCACGGTATGACAACATAGACTCTTGGCAGGGTCTAAAGAATTATTTAGGGTCTGATAGAGAATTAGAAAAACCGGACAAGCTGATTCTTTCTAGCAGACAGTGGAACAAGATAGGAGAAAGTATTGAAGAAGAGTGATATTCCATTTGTAGGTCTCCACGCACACTCAGTTGCGGGTTCTTTTTTTGACGGACTCGGATTCCCCGGTGAGCACATGGATAGTGCATTTGAAAACGGAATGGACGCCCTAGCATTAACCGATCATGGGAATATGAATGGTCTTAGCTATCAGGTTGCACACGCAAAGAAGATGATGGAGGAGGGTAAAAACTTCAAGCCAATCTTTGGGGTCGAGGCTTATTTTATCCCTTCAGTCAAAGACTGGAGAAAAGAGATGGACAAGGAAAAGGGCTCCAAGAAGAAGTCCGACTCCTCCAGTGGGCTCGTTATTGAAAATGAGGGTGCGTCTAAGAGCAAGAAAAGTAAATTGAACAAGAGAAACCACCTTATTCTTTTGGCTCAGAACCAAACCGGTCTCAATAACATCTTCAAGATGGTATCTGATTCTTATAAAAATGACAACTTTTACCGATATCCTCGAATGGATTATGACTTGCTCAGTCAATATAACGAGGGGGTCATCGCTGCATCTGCTTGCCTCGGCGGTATTTATGCTGGTAATTACTGGGATAATAGAGAGAACGGCAAAGACGCTGTGATACAAAGCATGCGCCGAACAACAGAAAAAATGATTGACATCTTTGGAGACAGATGGTATGGGGAGTTACAGTGGAACAGTGCGCCAGAACAGCACGAATTAAACCAATACATCATTCAATTGCATCACGAATACGGCATCCAGCTTATTTCAACGGCTGATAGTCACTATCCAACTAAAGAGGCGTGGAGGGATAGAGAGCTTTATAAACGCCTCGGCTGGCTAGGTGGCAAGACACGTCCCGATTACTTGTCGTCTGAATTGCCAGAAAATGTGGAGGATATTGGTTATGAACTCTATCCAAAGAATGGCGACGAGATGTGGGAGGCGTATAAATATTATTCAGAAAAGGTGGGTGCATCTTACAACGACAAAATGATTGAAGAGTCTATTCTTCGGACTCATGAAATCGCACATAATAGAATTGAAAAGTTCATGCCCGACAATACGGTTCGCTTGCCAAGCTTTGTTGTGCCGGATAAGCAGTCAGCATCGGAAGCCCTACAAAAGTTCAGCGAGGATGGTCTTGTAAAGCTTGGCTTGATGAACAAGGAGTATTCATCTAGGCTCGCTTTGGAGATGGATGTAATCAACAAGAGGGGATTCAGCGAGTATTTTCTGACAATGAAAAGTATTGCAGATAAAGCGACTGACTGTCAGCTTGTCGGCTCAGGGCGTGGCTCTGCTGCTGGGTCTCTTGTTGCATACGCTTTGGGCATTACTCAGATCGACCCTATTAAGTATAAGTTACAGTTTGAGAGGTTTATGACCAAAGATCAAACTGACTATCCTGATATTGATTATGACGTATCGGACCCCATGGAATTGAAGGAGATGCTTATTGATGACTGGGGTCAGAACACGGTAGTGCCCATTTCAAATTTTAACACGCTACAGTTGCGCTCCCTAGTCAAGGACATCTCAAAGTTTTACGGTGTGCCCTTTACCGAGGTCAATCCGGTTACATCAAAGATGCTCAAAGAAGCAACACCCCTTGCAAAGAAGGCGCATGGCATCAAGGCTGGTGTTTATACGCCAACCTTTGAGGAACTAAAGGAATATTCGGAGTCACTGAAGAATTTCTTGAACAAATATCCTCATATCGCTAGTCATATTGATGTTATTTTTGGACAGCCAAGGTCCATTAGTCGTCATGCTGGTGGTGTCGTCATCGGAGAAGATTTGGATAAGTATATGCCACTTATAAACAGTGGTGGCGTTGTACAGACACCATGGTCCGAAGGGCAAAATGTAAGACATCTGGAGCCAATGGGCTTTATTAAGTTTGATATCTTGGGACTTGCTTCATTGAGAATGATGGAGGGTGCGATTAGACATATTCTAAAAAGACATCATGGCATCGAGAAGCCGACGTTTGATGATGTCAAAGAATACTATGATACGAAGCTCCACCCTGAGACGATTGACTTGAACGACCAGAAGGTGTACAAAAACGTCTTTCATAAAGGCAAGTGGGCTGGTATCTTTCAGTTCACGGAAGGCGGAGCGCAGGACTTTTGTAAGAAGGCAAAGCCAAAGAGCATCATTGATATTGCTGCTATTACCAGTATTTATCGTCCGGGACCACTCAGTGCTAAAGTAGACAAAATGTATGTCAAGGCAATGAGGAAGCCTGAAGAAGTTGAATATGTAAACGATATTGTGAAGGAAGTCACAGAAGAAACATATGGATTCTTGATTTTTCAAGAACAGATCGCACTTCTCGCACACAAGCTGGGTGATGGCTTATCATTGGACGAGGGCAATGCTTTGCGGAAGCTGTTGACTAAAAAAGGAACAGGCAAAACGCAGCAAAAGAAAGATAAGATTTACAAGAAGTTTGTTTCAGGTTGTGTCAAAAAAGGGCTAACTAAAGGAAAGGCACAAGAGCTTTGGCAGACTTTCGAGTATTTCTCAGGGTATGGTTTTAACAAATCACACGCCGTCTCGTATTCAGTTCTGTCTTATCAGTGTGCTTGGCTGCTCAATTATTATCCAGCAGAATGGATGGCTGCATTTTTGGACAAAGAGCCAGAGGCAAGAAAAGAAAAAGCTATTGCGATTGCCAAGCAATTTGGATTCAAAGTTGCAGCACTAGATGTGAATAGGTCTGGTCAGGTGTGGGAAATTAGTGAGGACGGCAAAACACTAATTCAACCGCTTACTTCTATCAAGGGTCTTGGTGATGCTGCGATGGAACAGATTTTAGAAAATCGCCCCTTTGATAAAATTGAAGACTTCTTGTTCAACGAGGAGATGGTATACTCTAAGCTGAATAAAAAAGCGCTTGATGTGTTATGCAGGGCTGGTGCTTTGAAATGCTTGATGGACGACAGATTCTCAGGAGAAAAGCATTTCTGGAGTGCAGTTGCTGTCATGCGCCCTCGGAAAGAGAAGAACTTAATGGAGAACATAGAAAAGTATAAAGATGAGGGCGACTTTACTAACTACGAAAAGATCGAGCACTTATCCAGTTTGACAGGAGCGTTTCCCATAAGCTTGGTGATTGATGATGACGTGATGAACCGACTATCTGAACTGCACATCCCACCAATCTCAGAATTTGATGTCGATTTGGGTGCTGCATGGTTTATTCCTAGAAAAGTAAACATCAAAAGAACCAAAAATGGCAAAGAGTATTATATATTGGAGGTGATTGATTCAAACAATGTTCTGACAACAATAAAATGTTGGGGTGTAAGTTCAAAGAAAGACAAAATAGCTGTCAATCGCCCTTATATGGGTAGGTTGGAATATGATGAGCAATGGGGCTTTAGCACCCGATCAATCAGCAGAAACTTTAGACTTTTGGGGTAAAGATGAGTGTTAAAATAGGAGGTACTATGAATCTAAAATTTTATAAAATTAGACCAGAGGCAAAACTACCAGTGAGAGCACACAAGACAGATGCTGGTATGGATTTGTTCTATTGTCCCAACGGAGGGCGAGGGGTTTGCATGGAAGACAATGGAGAATATTGGTTGTCTGCCAACTCAAGCAATCTATTGTCCACGGGACTAAAGACGCACATTCCAGAAGGGTACATGTTGGAGATCAAGAACAAGTCTGGCATTGCATCTAAGCGACAACTAGTTGTAGGTGCCTGTGTTGTTGACCCCGGCTATGATGGCGAGATCTATGTTAACCTGCATAATATTGGATGTGAGACACAAGTAATCAAAGCTGGAGATAAGATCGCTCAAGCCGTCCTCGTCCCAGTTGTTCATTGTGGTATTGAGGAAGCAACTGAAGATGATTTGAATGGTGGTTCTACCAGAGGCGAAGGCGGCTTTGGGTCTACGGGTGACCGCTAATGGGCAAGCTAACTAAAAAAATAGGTAGAAAAAAAGAGTTAGACTCTCAAAAGGAAATGGCATCGAAGGTAGCTATGTTCGGTAAGATCGGCAGCGAATGCTTGGTGTGTCAAAAACCTTTTGACAAGGCAGACAAGGAAATGGTAAAATCTTGGTATGTCATTGTTAGAAACGAATCTAAGCAAGTCAATCTATATTGCCCACCTTGCTGGCAGCGAGGCAATGAAATGGTAAAAGAATTTCAGGAGAATCTAAGTGAGCGAAAGGAAAAGTAAAAACGTTTATAAAAAGTTCTGTGAAGACAACAGAATCAGGTATGTTTTAGATGACTGCGGAAATCCAATCAGCCCATCCAGAATTAGAAAGTTTTCAGGCGATCATCTCTGGTGGACTGGAACTGACGATGGCAGAATAGGTGTTACAGTTGAGAGACCAACAGCGGCAACATACAAGGGCATCAAGAAAAAGTTGATCGAAGCTGGCTGCGCTTTACAGCAAGAAGGAGACTCAGAAGGGAACTTTTTTGTCATGGAGCAGCATGCACTAAAAGTCGCTGAACTTATTCGAGCAACGAAGAAAAAAGGTTCTTCATCTAGAAGTAAAAGGATGAAAGAATACTGGGCAAATAAGGAGGGCTAGATGGCTAGTTTGAGTTTTGATGATGTCTTGCTGGTTCCCCAGTATTCAGACATAGAAAGTAGGACAGTCCTATCAACCAAGAATAGTTTGGGAGACATTGGACTAGACCTGCCTATTATTTCCAGTCCTATGGATACAGTAACCGAACTTGATATGTTGGTTGCTATGGAAATGAACGGAGGGTTAGGTATTATCCACCGCTACAATAGTATTGACGACCAATCCAAACTGGTAAAGCAAGCCAAGGTTGTAGAGGTAGATAATGTAGGAGCAGCCATCGGTGTGACTGGTGATTACTTGGAAAGAGCACAGGCAGTTGTTGATGCTGGTGCAAATGTTCTCTGCGTTGATGTAGCACACGGGCACCACTCAATGATGAAGAATGCCCTTGGAGAACTGCGGAAGGTCTTCGGAAACTCAGTCCACATTATGGCTGGTAATGTTGCAACAGGCAAAGGAGCCTGTGATCTTGCAGAGTGGGGAGCCCACAGCGTAAGGGTCGGCGTCGGTGGAGGAAGTATCTGCTCTACGAGATTGGTAAGCGGACACGGCGTTCCAACATTCCAATCAGTTATGGACTGCGTTGATGCTGGCTGTCCTATCCCAATCATTGCTGACGGTGGTATGAAAACTAGCGGAGACATTGTAAAGGCTCTGGCTGCTGGTGCTGACTTTGTTATGCTTGGCTCAATGCTGGCTGGTACAGACCAATCACCGGGACAGGTTTTTGACGCAGGTAACAAAAAATATAAAGTCTATCGTGGGATGGCATCAAGCGAAGCCCAAGTTAATTGGCGAGGCAAGACCTCCACACCAGAAGGCATCTCTACCACAATACCATACAAAGGCGATGTGAATACAATCTTGGCTGACCTCAAAGGCGGTATCCAAAGTGGTATGTCTTACTCAGGTGCTAGAACAATCAACGATCTACAAGCCAAGGCTCGGTTCGTTCAGCAGACAACAGCAGGTCAAGCAGAGAGTTTCACTCACATTCTAATGAGGAACAAATGAGTGTTTATGGCGAAGCAGGTAAAAAGATAGTTTTCTATGACTCAGAGAAGAATCATGCAGAGCTAAAGATAAGGTTGCATTACGATGGGCTAACTCAAAGTGCGTTTTTCCGTGAAGTGGTGGCTGCATATGTTTCGCAGAATGAAAACATTGTTAAGTTTATTGAAGAAATGAAAGAGCGCAAGAATGTGCAGAGCAAAAAGAAAATGAAAAAGATTTCAAAAATGAACGAGACGAAAAAGCAGACAATTCAAAAATTTGCACTCGATCAAGATGAGATTGAAAACATATTTGATATATTGGAGGAAGAATGTCCAGACTTATAGATACTGATGACTGTGCTGATGTTTGTATGCAAAGCGGTCAATTATGTAGCAACAAAGAATGTAGGCAGTGGCTAAATTATAAGGAAGACTTAAACTGCACTTTGGTGGCGGTCAGGAGAAACGGCAAGATGTCTTTGAGAGAAGTAGCCGACAGACTGGGAGTCAGTTTCGTTCGTGTGAAACAAATACAAGATAAGGCTATAGAAAAATTGACATCTAAGAAAGACTTTTAAACAACAAAAGGACTATTTATCATTGTGCAATCGCATTTTTTTATTTAACTTAGGAGAACATAAAAATGAGCAACAAGAAAACATTACTCAACGAGGGAACGATCCGACGATTCATGAAACTCGCAAACATGGATAATCTCGCTGAGAGTTACCTTGACAGATTCGAGGTAAACGAAGAAGAAGTAGAAGAGGGAATGGGAAAGCCTCGTAAGAAAGATGAAGAAGAAGTAGAAGAGGGAATGGGAAAGCCTCGTAAGAAAGATGAAGAAGA